ACTTGGTGACATTGAAACAAATGTATTTACATTCTCTCGAGGTACAGGTGATCTGTTTATATACAATGACCCAACAATCAACACATATGCATCAGAAGCAATTCTAACTTATGCTAATGTAGCGGTATCCGTTATTGGAACACCTCAACTGATTATTGGTAATAATACAGTATTCCAAGTTGAAATACCTGATAGTAACACTGTTATTAGAATTATAGATAATTATGGTTCTACTGCGAATGGATTGTATTATACAGGGGGTACATTCTCAAATACTGCTGTATCTATTACGATTCCATACTCTGGAAATACTCTATCAAATGGTTCTTTTTACATTGGAACCCCAGTTTAAGATTATAAATAAATAAAATAAATTATTCAGTCATAAGGATTGAGAAAAAATGCCAGGCATTGTAACACGTCATTTCCGAATTCATAATGCAGAACAGTTTCAAGAAGCGTTTGGTGAATCTGCTGCTACGAACATGTATCTTTATATCGCAAGAGTATCCGCTTGGGATGATGATAATGATCCACCAACTCCATCTGATTCCGTTCAAGAGATTGACTATAACAGTTGGAAGAAAATGCTTGCAGCTAAAAAAGTGCAAACATCTGATGTAACGTTTGCTGTTCCTCGTTATGATTGGACTTCAGGTAAAATCTATCGTGAATACGATAATACTTCAGCTACATTACATGACACACCAGCAAGCGCAAATGGTCTTTATGTAATCAGTAGTTCTTATAACGTATACAAATGTCTTTTTAATAACAAAGGTGGAACTTCAACAGTAGAGCCAACTGGCACTTCTACATCAACTCTCGTTACTGCTGATGGTTATCATTGGAAGTATATGTACACTGTTGATGCTGCAAACGCATTGAAGTTCTTATCGACAAACTGGCAACCAATTAAAACACTTGCTGCTGATGATGGTTCTGGTCAATGGGACGTTCAAGCGGCTGCTGCTAACGGCGCAATTAATATCATTGATGTAAATGCTGTTGGTGATAATTATCTCACAAACACAGGCACCCTTGCTGCTGTTGCAAACAGTACAACAATGACACTTGACGCTGGTGCTTCTGGTACTGATGATATCTACACAGGTTCATCTTTGTATATTGCTTCTGGTCTTGGTTCTGGTCAAGTTAGTAATATCACTAACTATGTTGGTAGCACAAAAGTACTTACGCTTGGTAGTGCTCTTTCAATTACTCCAAATACTTCTTCAACATATTCAGTTGGTCCTACTGTCACGATTACTGGTGATGGTACTGGTGCTACTGCATATGCAAACGTTGTTTCGGGTGGTGCAAACGGTAACACAGTCAACTATATCAATATGGTTTCAGTTGGTGCTGGTTATTCAGAAGCAACGGTTGCAATTACTGCAAACACTTCTCATGGCTCTGGTGCTACTGCAACTGCATATGTTGCACCTCCAGGCGGTCATGGTTCTGATCCAGTTCAAGAACTTGCTGGTCATAATGTCATTGTCAATGTTCAACTTGATGGTGATGAATCCGGTACGTTTATGACAACAAACGACTTCCGCACGATTGGTCTTATTCGTGACCCACTTCTTGCTAATGGTTCAATTGCAACTGGCACATCATTTGACCAAACAACTCAAATCACTGTTTCAAGCGTAACAAGTTCAGGTGCTTATACTCTTGACGAAACGATTACGGGTGGTACTTCTGGTGCAACTGGTAAACTTGTCAGTTTTGCAAATACAAATGCATCAAACACTGCTGGTGTTGTTCGAGTAATTGATACAGATGGAACATTCTCTGCTTCAGAAACAATCACAGGCGGTACATCGAGTGTAACTGCTACGGTTGGCAGTGCTGCTCTTGGTAGTCTGAAACCATATACGGGTGATGTACTATATACAGAGAACCGTGGTCCTATCTCTCGTGCATCAGACCAAATTGAAGATGTAAAACTCATCGTTAAATTCTAAGGAATAAGTTGAATGGCAACTGCTAATACGAATTCATTGACAACTGATTTCAATGTCAGTCCATACTATGACGATTTCGACGAGAGTAAAAACTTTCATCGTGTTTTATATCGTCCAGGTCTTGCTGTTCAAGCTCGTGAACTTACTCAAATGCAGACCATTCTCCAAAACCAAATTGACCGTTTTGGTGAGCATGTCTTTGTAGAGGGAAGTACTGTTCGTGGTTTAGAAATGAACTACGACCGTAATATTAAATATGTTAAGATTCGTGATGCTGATCAAAATGCAACAACCGTAAATACTGCTGCATTTGTTGGTTCAACAATTACTGGTGGCACATCTGGTGTTACTGCATATGTTATTGACTCTGCAACTGGCACAGAAGCACAAACACCAAATACAAAAACTCTCTACATTCGTTATACTGGCGCTGGTTCTACAGGAACTGCTACTGCCTTTTTGAGTGGTGAAGTTCTTACATCTAATACTGCATTATCAGCAAACGTTATTACTGAAGGTGTTCAATCAACAAATGTTTTAGGTTCTGCATCTCGTATTTCGTTTGGTGATGGTATCATATATGCCAAAGATCATTTCATTAATGTATCAGCAGCAAATACAATTGTTGGTCGTTATAGTTCAAATACAAATATTAAAGTTGGTTACCAAATCAACGAAACGATTGTAACATCTGCTTCAGATACAACACTACTTGATCCAGCACAAGGTTCATATAACTATGCTGCTCCAGGCGCTGACCGTCTTAAACTTGAAGCTGTTCTTACAACAAAATCTCTTACAGATGAAAATGATACAGCATTTGTAGAACGTGCTCGTATTCGCAATGGTCTTATTGAATTCAAAGCAGATAAGCCTCTTTATTCAGTTATTAACGAATACATTGCTCGTCGCACATATGATGAATCTGGTAACTATATCATTAACGGTCTTACATCTCGCCTTCGTGAACATCTCAACTCTGCAAACAATGGTGGTGTTTATACTTCAGGTAACGGTGGTGATGTTAATAAACTTGTTGTTGATATTGCTCCAGGTAAAGCATATGTTAAAGGATTTGAGAACGAAGTTCTTACAACTAGTCATGTTACAATCGACAAAGCAACAGACGTTAACTCAGTAGAAAATATTTCTATACCTGCTAACTATGGCAACTACACAACAGTCAATGAAGTAGTTGGTACATGGGACGTTAATGGTCATGACCGTGTTGAACTTTACAATACTGCTGTAAACGCTATTTCAAATAACTCATTCACTACTGTTGTTCCAAGTGCTATTGGTACAAAGATTGGTGAAGCTCGTGTTCGTGCTGTTGAATATAACTCAGGTTCAAAGGGTGCTGCTTCTGGTCAATTAAAGTTATATCTCTATGATATCAATATGACTGCAAACAGTTTCAGTTATGTTCGGTCAATCTATCATAATGATGGTACAACAGATGGTATTGCTGATACAGTATTGACTGCTAACAGTGCAACAATTTCAGAAACAAGTTTCAATCGTGCATTGTTTAATATTCCTGCTGAGAATATCAAAACGCTTCGTGATACATCCGATCAAATTGATAACGAATTCCGTTTTCTCAAAGAATTCCCAGTCACTATTGCGGCTGATGGTACAGTAACAATTGCAACTGGTGATGCGACAGAACAGTTTCCATTCTCCACTGGTGCATTAAATGACACACAAGAACGTGAAAACTTCTATGTTGTTCTTAATGCTGCTGCAAATACCGCATCTGCTCTTGAAACAACTGCTGCTCGTGGTGCAGGTGCAAACACTATCACGGGTCTTACATCTGCCACTTCTAAGTATAATGTTGGCGATATTCTTAAACTTCAAGGCGAAGCAAACACATATGTCGTTTCATCTGTTGATAGCGCAACACAAGTAAGTGTTCACGGTAATGGCGAAGGTGCTGCTATCTCAAGTGCCACACTCTTCAAACAGTTTAATGATGGTCAAGTTATTAGTCTCAATGGTGTTGGTGGTGATGCTGCTGCTCGTACAGTTACAATCAACTCCACTACAAGTGCAACGATTGATATTGAAGAGACATTAAACTCTACTGTTGCTGCTTCTGTTGTTTGTGAACTCAAGAAAGTAAACGGTCAAGAGAAAGCAAAGAATATTCAAGAAAGTCGTTATGTAGAAATTAATGTTTCGGATTCTGGTACAACTGCTGGACCATGGAATCTTGGCGCTTCTGATGGATTTGCTCTTCGTGAAGTTCGTGTAAAGACTGGCAATACTTTCTTTACAACGACATCTGAAGGTACTGATGTTACAAGTAGTTTCTCGCTTGACACAGGTATGCGTGATAACTTCTATGACCATGCTAAACTCAAGTTAAAGAATGGTGCTTCACATACACCAGTAAATGGCAATGTCTATCTTGTTAAGTTTGATTACTTTACTCATGATACTTCACAGGGCGTTGGTTACTTCTCAGTTGATTCGTATCCAATCGATGATACAAATAGCGCAAATACAACTGCGATTACTACTGGTGAGATTCCTGTTTATACATCACCAACAACTGGCACTCGGTACGATTTACGCAATCATATTGATATTCGTCCACGTATCGCTGACACTGCAAACAATGTAACAACTCTTACAAACATCTCTCGTAACCCAGCAGTTTCAACATCGATTGTTGAGCCAAGTGGTGGGCTACGATTTATGGCTCCTAATGAAGACTTCATTACAGACTTTGATTATTATCTCCCACGCAAAGATAGAATTGTTATTACTTCATCTAATGCTTTAAGATCAATCAAAGGCGTTCCAAGTCTTGATCCAAAAACACCACCTGCACCATCTGATGGTATGACGATTGCTATTGTAAATGTAAAACCTTATCCATCTCTTCCACAAGATAATGCAAAGCGTATTAGTACTGCAACTGCTCCAGGTGGTCGTGCTGACCTTGCGATTAAACTTGATCCTGTTCGTATTCGTCGCTTCACAATGAAAGATATTCAAGGTCTTGAATCACGTATTGATAATCTTGAGTATTACACATCACTTTCATTGCTTGAAACAGACACAAAAGAATTATTCCTTGCTGATTCAACTGGTGTAGATAGATTTAAAAACGGTATTATTGTTGATGAGTTTGTTGACTTCACATCATCCGATATCTATGACCCAGGATATGCAGTTGCTATTGATAAAGCTAACAAAGAAGTTCGCCCATCATTTAAAGTTGATGATGTTCAGGCTGAATTTAAATCTGCCAACTCAACAAACACAACCGCAACATCAAAAGACATCACGTTAGTTGTTGGAACTGGAACATATTCAAACGGCGAAGTAATTACTGCTGGTTCTGCTACTGGTACGCTTGATTATCAAGTTGGAACAAAACTTTATCTTTCAAATATATCTGGTACATTTAGTGCTGGTGCTTCAGCGGTTGGTGGTACTTCAACAACATCATCAACTATTGCTTCTGTAACAGCGCCAAATGCTGGTAAGTTAATTATGCTTCCTTGGACGCATGATGAAACAATCAGCAATCCATTTGCGACAGATACAAGAAATGCTGCTGGTGAACTTTATACCCATCACGGTAGAATTACACTTACACCAGACACTGATTACTGGCAAGATATTACAACAGTACCAACTGTCACAATTGATTTTGGTGGTCTTGCTGAAGCAATCGCTGAAGTTGCTAACTTTACTGGCATTCAGTGGGGAAGTTGGAGTGATGATGGTGGTACTCGACGTGGCGATCAAATTTTTACAGATGAAGGTCGCACAGGTCAACAATTAATTGTTAATACTGGTAGTGTAATTGAGACTGATTTGGGCGATTCACTCAAAGACGTAAACATTATTCCATTCATGCGCTCTCGTGTTGTACAATTTACAGCAGAAGGTATGAAGCCAAGTACTCGTGTTTATGCATTCTTTGATGGATCAGATGTAAATGCTTTTTGTTCTCCAGCAAATACATCGTTTGCCAACACTGCTTCGGAGGGCAGCGCATTAATCACTGATGCTACGGGTATTGTTCGTGGGTTATTTAGAATTCCAAATGAAGACGCTCTCAAGTTTCCAGTTGGATCTCTCAAGTTTATCTTAACTGATAGCCCAACAAACAGTCTTGGTTTTGGAGCAGT